CAAGTTCGTATGGTGAGGGGTTGAGATGTCACTTGTAGACAGCACTTTTAAGTCAATCCCCAAAGATCTACTGGACGATTGGGGTCAAGACATCACGCTTGTTAAAACAACAACGCCACGCACTTACGATCCAGCAACAGGTGCTGTGACTGGCGCGGACACGCCTGTTGTGCTGAAGGGTTTGATTTCCAATGTTTCAGCGAGAGAAAGCGAAGGGCTTTATCAAACGACTGACATCAAGGTGATTATTGGTGGTGACGAGTTGGGTTCTTACTATCCAACTGAAGCCGATCGCATTCAGTATTCACAAGCTGGCGTGACAAGAGAAGCGAAGATTTTAAATGTGTTGAGCTTTCGGGGGGAGGATCCTTTGCTCCACACAATTGTTGCGAGGCCCCAGTAATGGCAAAAAATCAACTCATGAAGCTAATAGACAATTTAGACCGAATCGGGTCTTCTCTTGTGGTATCTGGCCCGTCGAGAGCGGCAAAAAGAACTATTAGAGAGTTGCAGCAAGAAGGACCAAGTTGGACAGGTCAATTTTCAAATTCATATCAGATTGAAACACCTGATGGGCGTATGTATAAAGGTGATGGTCAACCTGGAGAACCTAGACCAATCAAGCTTCCTATTGGTTTGCTGACAGGCCGTCAAAATATTCGAGGTTCTGCCCCCGTTAAGGATCGAGCAGTAACAACAATCTCAAATTTTTCTGAGTATGCAGCTGAAGCGACTGACGTAGTAGAAAGCGCATTTTTCCGTCCAACTGAAGAGCCAACTACAGCTTTAGGCCGTAGAAAATTTCGTGAAGGTGACGGCGGTCGTCCCAGGACGGAAAGCAGTTTTGACGCTGGAACAGCAGCAAAGATAGGTAGTTCAATGCAACTGCCGTCATATCGCGGTGAAATCGGTGGTGGCCCCCCTAATGGAGAGTCCAGTGCAACTGCTGATCTTGACTGGTTTGCAATGTATGTCGAAGGGGGTGGTTTAGATCGTGCGGTTGCGATTGAAATGGATGATCTGTTTACTGAGTTATGAACTACCAAGCCATTCGAGCTGCTATTGAAAGTCCTCTTTTGACGGCTTTCAATAATCTTTCACCAGCGGTGCCAGTCTTTTTTGACAACATCACCGCTGTTCCAGCAAACACGACAACAGAGTACGTCCGAATAAATATTGCTTTTGGGTTAACTACAGAAGTAACGATTGCGGGAAATCTTGATTATCCGCGAGGCACTGTTGTCATCCGTGTTTACAGCGAAAAGGGCCAAGGCCCTGCAAGAAATCAAACGCTTTTGGACACTGCAATTACAACGCTTTTAGCGTTACCTGCTTCAACACGGGACGGTTCAGGGGTGTATCTGCGCCCTGGTGCGATAAACGGGCCAACTTTTTCAGCAACAGAAGCAAGCCCTCACATGATGGGACGTATAACAACGTCTTTCGTTGCAGAAGAGCAGAGTTAGATCTTTTACTGTTGACACGCTAAGCTGTATGAGTCCGGGTTTCGCCCGTAAGTCCACCATTCTCAGTACCACGAATGGCTACCGTCCTTTCGGGCACCTCTGGAGCCCTTTATTACAAGCCAGCTGGCACATCTGGAACCTTCAAGGCTGCAGATGTCACCAACGCGAGCAATTCCATCAATGTTGGAACGTTTCTGAACTTCAAAGTAAACGACAAAGTTTCGTTTACTGCTGGCGGGGGCACTCTCCCCGGTGGCTTAGCTGAAGGAACTCCTGTTTTTGTTCTGACCTATACGGCTTCTACCGGAGCAGCCACATTTGCTGCTACGGCAGGCGGCAGTGAGCTTGCGTTGGCAGACGACGGAACTGACGGCACGAGTGCTTTCACGATCAAGTTTTCTGAGTTCCAAGCAGTTGCAAACGTGCGCTCTTGGAACTTTGAAATAACCCGAGATGAAATCGATGTGACAAGCATCGGTGGCACGTTGGGTCAAAGCGCACCATTCCGAACCTTCATTTCTGGCTTTGCGGATGGCACGGGTTCAGCTGAGGTTTACTTCACTGATGACGACACCGGCATTTCGGCTCGTTTGATTGAGGACGTTACCCAGCGCAACCAAGCTGGTGCAACGTTCAAGTTGTATATGGATGCAGTTGTTTCAGCTGGTACGCCAGATGATGCAGCCAGTCGTTCCATCTCAATGGAAGCAGTGCTGACTTCTGCAAGTTTCTCAGTAACGCCAGACGATGCTCAGGCGATTTCGATCAACTTCCGCCCAACATCAGCTCCTACATTCGACTTCGCTAAGAGCTAATAGTCGATTGACGATAAACAGACCCCTGACATTGTTAGGGGTTTTTTTAATGCTAGTGTAGTGGCACAATCAGTTTTAACTCATGGCATTACGCGCCATTGATCGTCTTAAGAAAGCCGCAAATCTAGAGGCAACAAAAAGAGTAGTTACTCTTTCTGATAAGACTGAGTTTGAGATGTGGGTAAAGCCTTTGACGATGGCAGAGCGTGAGCGTGCTCAAAAGCGTGCTGGATCGGACGACGCCAATGCGTTTGCTTTGCAGTTGCTGATCACCAAAGCTAAAGATGAGATGGGAGAGTCTTTGTTTTTGGCTGGTGAAGTCGATGTGCTCAAGAACGAAGTGAAGGACAAGGATTTGCAATCCTTGATGCTGGCAATCTTGACTGATGACGAAGAAGAGGCCATCGACCCAAAAGCCTAGAAGCCGAGCTTCAGAAGGACAACTGGCTCATGCTGCAATTTGGTGTCGCCAAAGAGCTTGGCATGAGCTTGTCTGAAGTTCGCACCACGATGACGCAAGAGGAGTTGCTCGGTTGGAGCGCCTATTTCGGCGTGATCAATGCAGAGCAAAAGAAAGAAATGGATAAGGCGCGGCGTAGGCGTTAAACTTAGGCATCGCAGTGCGCTGAAACCGTCGTGGCCTATAGAGCTGAGATTGAGATTGGCGTAAAGGGCGCGAATAGATTACGAGATTTACAGCACAGAGTCAGCAATATCTCAAAAGAGATAGATCTTTTAGGAGCTAGAGATTTATTTGAAAATAAAGCGATTCAAAATATACAAACTTATAATAAAACGCTTAAAGACGCTGCAGATAATTTAAAAACAGTCTCGTTTGCTTCTCAAAAAGCTGCAAAAGCAACTTCTACAGAAACTGCAGCTGTAGAAGCTTATGTTGACGCTTTGCTTGAGGCTGGGGGTGCTCAGACACGCCAAAACAGGTTAATTGACGAAGAAATTACGAGAAGGACAGGAGCTACTCAAGCGTTAAAAGCATATAACGCTGAACTTGCTGCTCCTACGCAACGCGGGGCACAAACCACAATGGCTGGTTCGTATCTTCGCGGTCAGCCTACATTTGGTCCAGAACCCGCTCCAGGCTTTGACCCAGTAGCTGGAGCGGCTAGGACTAGAGCCGCTGCTTTGGCGTCAGAAGCTATTGCTAAAGGCAGAGAAGCCGAAAGGCTTGCACAGAAACAAATAGAACTTGTAGGCAAGGTAAATCAAGCTGATCGTCGTGCTTTTATCGAATTAAATAACGACAAAATTAGAGGTATTCAGAAACGACTTGATGCAGAGATTGACGCTATCGGGACGAAGCTTAGTGCGGCTATAAAGGCTGATAATGCAGAAGGGGCAAAGTTCGATCAAGAATTGGCTCGCAGGATACGAGTAACTACGGAAGCTGAAAAAATATATTTACAGATACGCGAAGACAGCGAAAAGCGCATAGAAGCTAGACGTAGAGCAGGTTTGGCGGCAGCTAAAAAACTAGAAAACGATATAGCACAGCAAAGGTCTGATAGAGCAACTCAAAGGAGTAATGCAATCAGTAGTGGACTTATTGGTGGAGCGTTCCCCTTACTGTTTGGGCAAGGCGGTGGAGCCGCAATTGGTGGTGGTATAGGTGGCTTTGCGGGCGGCATGATTGGCGGCCAAATGGGCTTTGCGCTGTCTTTGGTTGGCACTCAGTTTGGAGCGTTTGCCGATCAGATTGTTGCAGGTGGCGCAGAGCTTGGCCAAGCACTTAACCCGCTTACAGCTGATATTGAAGCTTTAGCCGACGCCGCAGGTTTTGCTGGGACTGAAACGGGTGTAGCTTTGCAGGCCATAGAACAGCTTGGCACGCAACAGCAAGCTCTTGAGGCTGCAACTGCACTTCTAGCGGCAACTGTTGGGAACGAAGGCGTGGATGCCCTTAATAGTTTTGGTGCAGAAACTGCAGATCTGGGGAATGAATTTGCAAGAGCTATGACGCAAATGCAAACAGCAGCAGCCAGATTCTTTGCAGGTATTCCAGGGTTTATAGCAAACGCACTTAAGGCCGGAAACGATCTACAAGCTGGCTTAAATTTAGACACTCCAGAAGCAAGAGAACTCCAAGAAAGGAGAAATGAGCTGACAGGCGTTGATACTGTTGGAGCGGCAGGTGGAATGGGTGGTTTATCTGCAGAAGATATGAAAGAGTTAGTAGGTATTGAGAAAAGATTAACAGAACTTGGGCAAGAAAGAACTGCAGAGGCACAAAGGCAAGCTAAGTTAACTGCTGAAGAACTTCAACACAAAACTCTTCTGCAACAACTTGGCGTAAAAGACTCAAAACTTCAAAAAATAGAGGGGAAATTAGCTAAGATAAAAGCAGACTATACAAATGAAAATTTTGTTAACTTAACCAGGCAAGCAATAATTAGAGAAGCCGACATTGAGCGAGAAAAAGCAATAGAAACTGTAGGCAGAGATGAGAACGGTAATATAAAAGACCGCGCAGCACTTCTTATAAAAAATGGACAAATTACGCAAGCTGCTATCTCGCAACAAGCAGATCTTACTTTAAAAGTCAATAAAGCTCTTGAATCGAGAGACAAAAAATTAGCTCGTGAAACGTCAAGGACTGGGAAGCAGACCGAGCAATCTCGTGCTCTTACAGCTAGTTTGGAGCGACAGTTAGCCCAAAGCAAAGTAGCAGGCACTGAGCAAGCTAAAAAGCTTGCAATAGAGCAAAAGTATGAACAAACAATAGAAAGAATTGCCAAGCTGAAAGATCAAAGTAAAGCACCAGAGCAACAAGCATTAGCCCTTCAAATCAAAACAAACGCTGAGGCAAAGCTTGCGTTTGATCAAGAGCAAAAACGTACAAAAGCTCTTAGAGATGCAGTCGCTCCACTAAAACAAATACAAGACAGTCAAGCAGCAAACCTTGCTTCTTCCAAAGAATACAATCGCCTAATCATGGAAGGCGTGCTTCCCGCTGAAGCAAAGAGAATCGTTGAATACAACAAGCAGGCTGCTGCGTTGATACGACAGAAAGATGAGTTAATCAGAATTGCAGAAGCAAAATTGCTTTCGCTTGATATAGATAGCGAGCAGGCCAAGGCTCTTAGGAAGCGAATAGATGATTTAAAAGAAGAAAGAGGTTTGATTGAGGGTAAGGCGGCTGAAGGGCCTGGCAAAGGCAAGACGCCTGAAGAAAGAATTAGAGATCAGATCGCTACAATTCAGGGCGGATTAAATGACCTGCTTGACCCAACTAACCGAATAATTGAATTGTCAACCACGATTGGGGATGCGTTCTCTGAATCGTTTAAGGGAATTATTGACGGAAGCATGAACGCCCGTGAAGCGTTAGCGAATCTGTTCCAAAGAACAGCAGATCATTTCTTGGATATGGCTGTGGAAATAATTGCAGCTCAAGTGAAAATGCAAGCACTGAAAATCGGATTGAGCTTCTTTAGCGGTGTACCCGGTATTCCCGGGAAGGCTAAAGGCGGTCCTGTTTCGGAAGGCTCTCCTTACATGGTTGGAGAGAAAGGCCCTGAGCTATTTGTCCCAAACACTTCTGGCACAATCATTCCAAACAACAAGCTTGGTGCTAGTAGCGGTGGTAGCGGAGTCAGCAGCACAAACGTTGTCGTTAACGTTGATGCCAAAGGCAGTTCCGCTTCAGGTGACAGTGGTGCCGGTAAGCAGCTCGGAGGGTTGATTGGAGCGGCTGTGCAGGCAGAATTGATCAAGCAACAGCGACCTGGAGGCTTATTGTCCCGCTAATGAGTACCTTTCCTGCTTTTGATCCCGCACCAGGGATGACCAAGCAAAGCGCACCGCAGGTGCGTTCAATTGCTTTTGGCAGTGGTTACAGCCAGCGTGCAACGTTTGGCATCAACCAGGACCCCAAGATCTATAACCTGACCTTTCGGGTTTCTGAAACGGAAGCTGACACCATCGAAACATTCCTAGATGCTCGCGGTGGGGTTCAAAGTTTTGATTACACGCCACCAGGCGAAGCAGCCAGCAGTAAGTTTCTTTGCCAGCAGTGGACAAAGACAATTTCTTTTGTCGATCGAGCTGAAATCAACGCTACTTTTGTCCAGGTATTTGAGGTCTAATGGCTTATCCCTACGCTTTACATAAGTGGGAAGCTGAAAAGGCTTATGCGGTTGGTGACGTTGTTCGTGCCAACCCCATAAAAGACAACACGCTTGGCTTCAAGTGCGTTGTTGCTGGGACGACAGACAGCCTTGACACTTACTCCACATTCCCTAATCAAGA